TGCTGCACTGACGAGGAATGCTGCAGCTCCCAGGGTGTTGTCTACCTGAACAGTTTTGAGGCGGACCTTCTGGCATCACTGCTGGCGGACGCTTACAGCTTCAACATTGAGAACGACAAGACCGTTTTTGAGGATGGCAACGTGGACGGGCACATGTCCCTGCCGACCCTCATCTCCCAGAAGCTCAGCGAATACTTCACCTCCCTGGCTGACGCCATCTCCGGCAAGACGGTGGAGGAGCGCATGGAGGAGATGGAAGCGGACATTGAAGCCGACGCTGTTTGAGACTGAAACCATCATCGACGTAACCGATGATGAGCCGGTGCGCCTATGCCGGATGACGTTCACCGCTGATGAGCTGCATCAGGTGGCCATGCTTGTCAACGTTGGGGCGCGGAATGTTCCCGGAGCGGGAAGCGACATCCCGCACCACTTCTACAAGGCATGGCTGGACTTGGGTATCAGGGCCAGTGATGGGACGGACTAACTCCAGCGCCAAGCAGGCGGGGAGTCGGTTTGAGAGAAGCACAGCGGACTACCTGAGGTTGCACCTCAGCGAGTTCATTGACAGGAAGGTAAGAACAGGTGCCAAAGACACTGGAGACATCGCCAACGTCAGGACGGCGACGGGCGGAAAAGTCACCGTCGAGTGCAAAGACTACGGCGGACAAGTCAAGCTCGCGGAGTGGATCCGGGAAGCGGAAACTGAGCGAGACAACGACCACGCTGATGTCGGAATCGTTGTGGCCAAACGACGTGGCACAACAGAGCCAGGAGCACAGTGGGTTTTTCTCACCGTGGACGGACTCATACGAATCCTTCGTGGATAGGCTCTTCGATCCTTCCCCGATTGATCCGTTCCCGACGATCGTCATCTCCAGTGACGCAACGTTTGAGAACCCAGTGTCCGGTGGCTTCGACGGCGACAGCGGGAACTTCTAGCCATGGATACCTACCTTGACATGGAAGTGCAGCTCACCCTCAAGCTCGGGGAGCTTCTGGATCTGATCGAGATGGGGGCCGTCGCCCAGATGGCGACCAATTGGGAGCCAACCATCCTCGCGGAGATACGTGAACTGTTCTCAGAGCTTGTGGGGGAACTGGATGCGCTCCCAAGCCAAGTTTAGTATCCGGCCGGTTCTGGAGTTTTACGGAGCCGTAAACCTGCCCCACCGCCACGGGTGGGCGCAGGTCCGGTGCATCATGCACGACGACTCGACAGCAAGCGCCAGCTTCAGCGAGGACAAACAACAGTACCGATGCTTTGCCTGCAACTTTTTTGGTGACGCATTGGACCTCATACAACTCAAAGAGGGGGTTGACTATCCCAGTTCCATCCAGCGTGGAAAAGAAATCACTGGCGAAGAGGGCGTCGGCCTATCACAACCAACTGTTCAGCGAGAACGGTACAGACCTGCTCGACTATCTGACCGACGCGAGGGGTCTGGAGCCGGAGACGCTAAGCCTGTTCCAGTTGGGAGCCGTCGTAAGCCCCGAAGATTCGGATGAACCGGCCAGGGGAAAGATAAGCATCCCCTACCTGACACCGGCCGGCGTGGTCAGTCTCAGGTTCCGGAGGGGGCCGGAAGGGGAAGGGCCAAAGTATTGGCAGCCACCCAAGAGCATTGTCACCATCTTCAACGCTATCGAGCTGGTGAAGCACCAGAAGTGGATCGTCGTCTGCGAGGGCGAGATTGACTGCATTACCGCAGTGCAGGCAGGCCTGCCGGCTGTGGGCATACCGGGGGTCAACGCATGGAAGTCCCACTATTTCACCCTCTTTGAGGGCTATGAGCGGGTCATCATCCTTGCCGACAACGACGACAAGGGCCAGGGCGAGGAGTTCGCCAAACGGGTGGCAGAGGAAGTGCCAGCGCCCGCCATTATCAAACTCCCCGATGGGGAGGACGTGAACAGCTTCTTTGTGAAGCACGGGGCCAAAGAGCTTCGTGGCTTGCTGAAGATGAACTAGGAGAACCAGTTGGAAACGAGCCTGAAGAAGGGTGACCGGGTGACGCTCACCGAGCCCATCGGCTACCTCAAGACATCCGACATCGGCCTCATCGTTGAGGTGTATGGCGAGAACGAAAACCTCTTTGAAGAGGTGAACGGGTCCAAGGATCTGGAAGCGAACCGCGGCCTGTTCGACTACGCGGTGGCGTTCCCGGCACTGCGGAGGTTCGTGGACCCGGAGTCCAGCGCGTGGCTGACCAACGAGATTGACCTGTCCCAGTTCCATGCCGGGGATGTTATCCCCGTCCGCCACGATGAGCTTGTCCTGGTTGACTCGGAGCTGCGGGAGTCAGCATGATCGACATCCGCCACTACCGGAAGAAGCCGGTCGTCGTTGAGGCCGTTGAAGTGGATGAGGAAACGATTATCGAAGTAGCTGCGTGGGCACGTGGTTACGTGCTCGCTCCGCTGCGTAAAGACGGTGGCCGGGTTAAGTTCATCCGCATCCCCACGCTGGAGGGCGAGATGAGCGCACACCTGGGCGACTACGTAATCAAGGGCATCAAGGGCGAGTTTTATCCGGTACGCGGTGACATCTTCCAGCAGACCTACGATCTGGAGGAGGTTGCGTGATCGTTCTCGGACTCACCGGCAAAGCCGGCAGTGGCAAGGATACGGTTGCCGACTACCTTGTGGAGCACTACGGCTACGAGAAGCTGGCGTTCGCCGCTCCCCTGAAGCGGGTCGCCTACCAGGCTAACCCGATCCTTGGCATGGACATCTACCATCCGGGCAACACCATCACCCTCCAGCATGCCATTGACGAGCTGGGTGAGGATGGGGTCAAGAAGGTCTACCCCCAGTACCGGACGTTCCTGCAGAAGCTTGGAACGGAGGGCATCCGTTCCATCGACCCCGACTTCTGGGTGAAGGCGGCACTCCAATCCTTGACCACGGATTCAGGGAAGTACGTGTTCACGGATGTACGCTTCCCCAACGAGGCTAAGGCTATCCGCTCCCTGAGCGGGGAGCTGTGGCATGTTGTCCGCCCCAACGTTACGCCGGGGCCGGAGCATTCGTCCGAGGCATGGGCGGGCAACCTGAACGAGAACTTCACCATCGAGAACGACTTCACTCTGGAGTGGCTGCACAAGATTGTGGACCACGCCGTAAACACCCAGGAGGTGCGCGCAGCATGAGCCTGGTATCACTACTGCAGGACGGCAAGCCCACCAGCAACAAGGTGGACAAGGTTCTGGCGGCCTACCACCAGCTCTCCACTGATGAGGCGGAAGCCTTCCGGGCACTGGTTGCCAATCCCATGTGGAGCGGCCCGCAGATTGCGGCCGCGCTGCGGGAGATGGGCCATGTCATTGACGGGGATCAGGTTCAGTCGTTCCGCACCAAGCTGAGGAACGGGAAGGTGAGCCTTGAGTCTGACTGAACTACTGGCCACCAAGCCGGCCGTTGAGCTTGCCGCCGTCCAACGGCAGGCACCCAAGGGCTGGCAGGCCGGTAAAGAGATGGTTGGCGACCAGGGCGTGGTCACCACGCGCGGCACGACCGCCGACATCAGTTCACTGCGGGACGCCAGCCTGTTGGCTAACGCCGGTTTCGACAAGGCTGAATGGTCGATCGTCGGTCCCATCCGCCACTCCACATGGGAAGCCCAGACCCCTGAGGGGATCCGGGAGCTTACTTCATTTCGTTTCAATGTCCAGCGTATATCCGGGTCCACGGATATTGAGGAGCTACTGAAGAATGTCCGACGCCGCAGATCCAAGCCCAAGCCAGGAGCTGGAGCAGGCACTTTCAACTTTGCGAACGGCGATTATCAGTTTGGGAAAGCTGATGGCGACGGCACTGCGGGAACTATCGATCGTGTTATCGGAAGCATCGATAGCGCTGCGGCTCTTTTTAGGCAGTCTCGAAAGCGGGAGACAGCTTTCGCACACCTCTCCTTTATGGGTGACTGCATGGAGGGATTTGTCAGCCAGGGAGGAAAGAACGCATGGCGGACTGAACTCACCCTCACCGAACAGCTACGACTCACACGCCGGGTATTCCTATACGCGATCGATCAGTTCGCGCCGCTAACCGAACGACTGACCGTCGTCTCCGTACCGGGCAACCATGATGAAGCTGTCCGCAGTCCGGGCATGACCCGGTACGACGACAGCTTTGCGGTGGATGCACTGGTGGCGGTCACCGATGCCATGAAGCTCAACCCAGCAGTGTACGGCCACGTGGAGACGTTCATCCCCCGAAAGGATGAACTGAGCGTCACGCTCGACGTGAACGGCACAGTCATCACCCACTACCACGGGCACCAACACCCGAGGGGTAAGCACTGGCAGTGGTGGCAGGGATCGGCGTTCGACCGCCGATATCCGGACCTATATCTGGCCGATGTCGCACTGTCCGCCCATGGCCACACGTTCCAGCTCGACACCAAGGGTGACCGGACATGGATCATGACGCCGGCACAGGAACAGGAATCAACCTGGTGGCGGCACCGTACCGGAGACCGTGGAGCGCCAGGCGCTCTCATCTTCACAACACAGGAGGGTAAAGCCGGTGGATTCACCGTTGTCTGAAACGAGTTGCGGGATCCCCTACCGGGAGACTGGCCCGGACCTTCTGAGGGAACAGCGCAAAGCCAACAACGCTGAGTGGCAACGGCGGGCCGACGAGGCGCGCGAGAGCGCGCGCATGGAAGCCCTGTTCGACCAGTACGAATCGCAACACTACAAGGCCTACGTCCGAACCAAGGAAGATGAATGACCGAGAACGCCCGCATCCGGGAACTGTACGACCTGCACAATGCCATGGTCGCCAAGATTGCCCGACGCGAACATAAGGGTGCGATCACCGTAACCGTTGAGGATGTGGAACAAGCCGTCTGGCTGCTTATCGCAGAGAAGATCCACCACCTTGACGACTTCACCGCGAACGGGATTGCTGACCTCGCAATCAAGGCATCACGTACTTACTTGCTCAAGGAACGCATTGATTACATGCACTTCAT